CATTGTTTGCAATCGCGTTTTCAACGGCAGAATATGGGCCGTTGACGCTGAAGGAAACCACAGACTGCGCCTGACTTGCGTTATTGCGCTCGTACGACTGGCCGCGATGTAGTGGTGTTGCTATAAGCGCCATTACCCCATTCCTTGGTTGTCGATGAATATTTCGATGCGCTGAAGCAATGCGCCAAGAGTTGATGATGTTGCATCGTTGAGCGATGCCGCGCGGTTATCGAGCTTGTCGAACGCGGAAGAAATAGCACGCTCCAGTGATTGTGCCGTTCGCTCGGCCGCTTGCTGCTCTCGCCGTTCGCGGTCTCTGATTGCTTGCTGCTCTCGTTGCAGGCGGTCTGATTCGGCCTTGCGCCGCACGCTCTCGGCTTCGAAGATCGCGTCAATCTCTAGTTTCTTTCTGGCGTCAATAACACGCTTGAAGTTCTCTACCTCGCTCTCGGAAAGTTGGTCGCTCAGCTCTTCGATTTCAGCGTACAAATCAGCGTATCGAAGCTTGATCTGCTCGATTGGGGTTTTTAGACTTCTGTCCATTGCTTCTATTTGCGCACGAATACCTTCCGCGGCAGACTGCCGAGCGGATTCTGCGATCTTTGCTTCAGAAGCAGCCCTATCCTCGGCGAGCTTTCTGAGTTTGTTTTGCTCCTCAACCTGCGCTTGAAATAAACTCACCTGCTCCTTTGCGATTACCGCCAGCTTCTCGCTTGTGGTAACCGGTGCATCCGTGAACGCGGAGTGAACTAATCTTGCGAGCTGCCTAAATCCTCCTGAATGCTCGGCTATTGCCTCATCAATCTTATCATCGAGCAACTTTCGTTCAGCCGACTGCCTTCTGATAAGTTCGACCTGCGTTACCATCTCCCCGCTCTCGGCATTGAGTAATGCCACCCTGTCCTTCGCGTCCTGTGCTATATCCTTCGCCGCTCGCTGGAAGTTCCTGGCTGCTTTTGTAGCTTCTTGGAACTTACTTACGATCGCCAAGATCGAGGCGACAATCGTAAGCGGGATAAACAGCTTTGACACTATCGCCTGCAGCCTAGTCGCCGCGTCGCCGATTGCTGACATTGCCCCGCCAATGTTCTTTTCAGCGGACTTCCCCATTTTTGAGGTGCTTTGATGAACGCTGGACTCGGCATTTTTGAGGTCTTTTTCTAGCTTGTCGGTCTTTGCGGTGATATCAACGTGGGCAGAGCCGACTTTGCTTGACTTACCCATAGCCTTCTCCTATGTTGAGTTTGAAAGAGAGGCGAGCTATGGACAAAAACGACATCCGTGAAGCATTAGACGAGCACCGACGGAGCCAGTCCATTCCAGCTCTCGGAGTTGCTTTCGGTTTCATTCCAGGAAGCGTTGGGGCCGCGTTCTTGGCATTCTTGCTGCTTTTCAATGATCCACGAACTGTTGACGACATTACAGCCCACAGATACATTCTTGTCATCAGCGGTTCACTTCTGGCATTTGGTTGCGCTATCGCTGCTCTGTGCATGTGGTTACACCGACGCGCCAGCAAACGATAACCACCATCACTGAGCTGTTGTTCGTTACGCGACACCACAGCCCCCTATCCAGGTGTGACCACACCGGTGAACTGCGCGTCCACACTCACTTCGATCGGGCTGCCGATGTTCAAGTTGACGCCGACGCGCGTCGGAAAAGCAGAGCCAGAATACTGCCGGCCACTTGCAGCGCTCACAACAAGCGTCTGTGGCGTCACCAAAGGCACAGCGCCGGCAGCAAAGAAGTTGCCGGAACCAACGGCCGTCACGGCACCAATAAATGTGAACGGGAACTCAAGTGTGTTGGCCTGGCCAACCTGCATACTCATTCCAATCCCGTGAATATGTATGTTACCCGCAAATGTGTTGGTCCCGTCCATGTCGAGCACAGCCGCAACGACAGAATCGCCCGCCTTCACCGCGCTGATGAGCGGCTCGGTTTCGTCGACCAACACCCGGACAACGCCGGTAGCCGTATAAACGCTTGGCTTAAATGTCCGCCAGAAAATGCTCTCGCCCGCGATCTTGCTGGTCGTTTCAATAGAAGGCCAGTTGAAATCAATGCTGAAACCCACAAGGTTGACGGCGTTATCGTTGATGTCGCCATACTTGCCAGCCATTGTTACATTGCCTGCATAACCAGTGAGCGGCGCTGTAGCGGGAAAGCGGCCCGAAATATTGGCGGTCGCGCTAGAAAGGCCGACAGTGTTGGTTGCAAATGTCGAAGCACTGCGAGACGTCACGTCGTGCATATCTGTCGTTTCGTTGTAAGAACCGCCGATATCTGCGATCTTTGCGAGCAGAAACTCGCTCGACGCCCAAGTCGTGCTGCTCTCAATGCCAATCGTTACGCCAGCCATATCACACCGCCTTGCTTACTCGCAGTTCAAAGTCCAACCAGAAGTGGTATTCGTTATCCTCGCCGATCATGCCGAACCGACTGCACACCATGATGCCAGCCGTCCACCCGCCAACGAGCGCTGGGGTCCATCGGTGGTACAGCGCGAAATACCGATCGAGTATTTCATCCGGGTATCCGAACCCAGCCGTAACATCCGTCGTCAGGTGCAAGCGAACCGTTGCTATGTATTCATCGCGCGGTATGGTGTCGTCTTGTTCCGCGCTCGCAATCTCGAACCATCCGTATGGCATAGATGTTTTTGGCGCAACACGCCAAGCGTTGAAGGCGTTGATAATCTCGTTGCCAGCCTCAAAGAGGCCGCCTGTACCTGTGTCGGCCACAGCCCGCGCCCGTACAACTTTGGTGAGTTCGGCAATGTTCATAGTGCGGCCCCAGCACGCCTTGCGATGCCCTTTTCCATGCCTTTACTAAACGCAGCCTGCAATGCAGGCTTTGCCGCCTTGAGCGCAGGCGCTGCCCATGGGCGTGGTGCGATCGTCACCGATTGCACAAGTTTGAACCAGAACTCTGTGCGCTTCGATGCGCCACCTACATTGCGTACCAAATACGCGCCACTTGGTGTGCGGATGAATGACAGCTTCGGGCTTTTGACATTGCGCAAGCTGACATTCTGACGCCGAAGCCGCTTGGCCTTGTCGCTGAGTGGTATGGTGAGGAACTTACCCCTCGCCATGATCGTTGCGCCCTTCTCCAGCGTGAGTCCATAAGGGAGGTTTGTGCCGATGCTCACTCGCAAGTTGCGAGGCTTTGTGTGGACAATGCTGTTAACAAGAGCCCCGGTGTCATTGCCAGGCGGCGAGCCCGGCAGGCTCGGACTCGGCCCGTTGAGCAGATTGCTCATCGTGGTTTGCACACGCCTGGCCGCATCCGCAAGCCCGTCGTGCGCCGCGGGGATAATGACACTCTTGACGAACTCATCACCCTTCCATTCGACAGTAGAAGTCATTGGTCAACCTCCAGCGTCACGGCGTAAAGTCCGCCAACCCCACCCTGGTCGACGGGCGGACCAAGTACCCGGTAAGTCACAGAACCAACCACCACCTTGGAGTCGGTTGTCAGCACGACCGACGTACCATCACCAAGCTGGGTTGGAAAGAACCCCTCGAATGTCGTCTGCCCGAACTCGCGACCGATCCTAATCGACTCCGATGCGTTCATCGCGTTAATACGGCAGGGCACATTGGTTTGAGCTGTGCCATCGGCGCGAGATATAGAGCCGTCAGACGACGAGGTAGACCATGTGGTAGCCGTGATCGTCGCTTCGCTGTTAAAAAGAATAGTATCAAAGACAATGGTCATGCCATCCCCCTTCGATAAGGGGTGAATCCGAACTCACGCATCAGCTGGTCTGTTGTCTCGCTCGTCAGAGCCGCGCGTGTGTACGAGTAGCTTCCCATCGACTCTGATTGCATCATGGCGCCCTTTCCTCGCTTCGCTCGCAAGTTGTCGACAAGAGAATACATTGCAAGCTTGAGCCCGTCTGGAGCATCTGTATAGCCCCCTGTGTAGACCACCTTGATGCCCCTGGTACCTTCCGGCCACACTGGCGTGCCGTCGCGGTCGAGTTTGGACGGGAACACATCAAAGGCCGTGAATCGGCTTAGCAGGCCGCTGTCTCCGTCGAACCAATACGAGCTTGAGTCAAAGGCTGTGTAGCTCGGCACACCGCTTGAAGTGCCGGAGAGGTAGCTCACGCTTTCAACGGCAGTCACCGGTGTGCTTCGGAGTTGGATGCTCCCTGCACCGAAGCTGTCGTAGAACTCGGTCCTAGATTTCGAGTCGAACTCACGGTCGCACCACTCTTCTGCGCGAGATTGAGCGGCGGGCAGTATAAGTGCGAGCCATGCGTCAAGGTCGCTCCCGGTGATACCGGCCCAAGTCTTGTAGTCGGCTTGCGTTATAACCGGCATAAAGAACCCTCAGTTGATGCGGGTCAGACCTGCGCCCTTGTTTCTTGGTGATCTCAAAACCACCTTGGTCTGCGGCGTTGCTACGGCCTTCCCTAGCGCGATCAATGTCTTGGCAACCCCCGACGGAAGGTTGACCACATCGCCCGCCTGCCATTGGAGGTACGGCTGTTTGAGTGTGAGTTTCATAAAGCACCCGCAACCTTTTGGGACTGCGGGTGATTGGATGGTTTATGCGAAGAGTTCCTGCGAGTTGTTGCGATCTGCCGTATTGGCCGGAGTCTCCGTCGCGTCGAACAAGTCGACCCACGCGCAAAGATACGAACCAGATGTTCCGTTTCCGGCAACAGCGTAAAGCTGCATGTATCGCTTTTTGTCTCGAAGGTCAACAAATGCCGCGAATGTCTTGTTGTCGTCAGTCGCAGAAGGCGCGGTGCCATCTGTGGTGAAGTCGAGCCCGGGGATTTCGGCATAGGTCAAATCATCGTCTGATTCCATGACATTCATACCGGCGATCGTGACATCTGTAGCCCCGAGCGCGAACATGACGCGAGCGCTGTTGTATTTGACACCAGAAGCTGCTGTGTCGACAGTTACGGGCGTCGATCCCGTCGAGCCGACCCATTCTGCATTGTTTTTGATGGCTTGCGGCTGAATGCAAACCACGGTGCGAATCGTTTGTGACGCTGTTCCAATAGCTCCCATGTGAAGCTCCTTGTGTGGTTAGCTTGCCCTTGTGATGAGTCCGACGATCGGCCCAGGTTCGCGGTCGGCTTCTGTTGCGCTGGCATTGCCCACATCGTGGACGGTGATGCCTGACCTCATAATGCCGCGAATGGCGATACTGTCCTGCTCGAAGTAACGATCGGAGCTGGTGGCAATCTCCATTGTCTTCCGGTCTCCGTACATAGCCCCGGCGTCGATGTTGCCGAACAACGCGCAGACCTGCGAGTTGGCTTCTGTCCGTGGCATCGACCGCGCGAACACGACCGGGTACCCAAGAAACACATTTGCGCGCTTGCCCTCGATTTCCAGCGCTGTGACGCCGCCGGAAGCGAGCGCGAGCCTCATCATAACTTCGGTGTAGAACCGCTTGTTGACGATCCACTTAGGCTCGCCGAGAGGAGTATCAAAGTCTGGGTGGAGACCAAGAACAGACTCAAAGTCGGCCAGCACCAGTTCACTGTAGAGATTGCCAGAACCGACAAAGAGCCCAGCAATGTCTGCGATTGTTGAACTCAAGCCCTTGAGCTTTTCGCGAATACCAACATCACCGGCGTACATGCTTGTGCCGTCACCATTGAACCCCCGTTCGTCGATGTCTTTTGAAAACGACCACGAGATGTTTGTGGCAACGACGTCCGAAATATTCAGCGCAGAATCATCAATTGATTCGTTGCTGAGTTTCGAGATAACAGCCCGCTTTCGGGCGAGAATCTCGACCCCATCGAACGACATGTTGGACTCGGTAATCGTTCCTGCCTCGCCGGGTGAATAAACCGTCAGGTCGCCCGTTCTGCGCGGGAAGCTTTGGATGTCGGAAGACATCGTTTCGTTTTGCGCAAGACCCTGAAAAACGCCGTAGCTTTCCCGGAGGTCGATCAACCTGGGGGTAAACGCCGGCGGGATCAACGCGCCGGCCGAAGTGAAAGTAGTCGTGATGTTGGCCTTGGCCATAATTTCTTTATCACGAGCCTTCTGCCCGTATTCGCGCTGGCCCATAAATGCCAAGCGCGAGAACGCGCCAAACGCCTCGGCCTCGTCCGCGCTACTCCACACGGTAGGAGTCTGGCCTGGTTGCGGGCTCTTTGCCCGGCGGTTGTAAGCCTTCGAGGCCGCGATGTTCTCGTGAATTGACGCAGTGTATTTCTCGGCGGTCTCTGCGAGCACTCGGTTAACGCCGCTCGCCTTGATGCCTTCGAGCCCTTCGAGCTTTCGTGCCTTGGCACGGAGCCGCTTGAAGTCTGAGATGGTGATCGTCTTCTCAGTCTCGTCTTCCTCGTCTTCCTCATCTTCCGCCTTTGTAAGCTCTTCGACTGGCTCTTCTGTGGTGTTTGGCATGGTGTTGTCGACAAACTGGACCTCCTCGCCTTTGTCGGAAGAAACAGCGATAGTGACGGTCTTGACGACCTCGATGTCTCGGCCCTCCGCGTCGACGATGTTCTCCTTGTCTTCCATCCACGCTTTGACCTCGGGGAAGGTTGACGGTCCTTCGTAGCCGTTGGCACGAGCGATCTTCAGCGCGCGCGCAAATTGTACCTTGACTTTCTTCATGGTGGTGCCCTTGTTTTGAGTGTGAAACACGCCTGCTCAGGGCATCGCGGTTGCGTTCAGGGCTCAACCTCGTGGGAGCCGATACGCATCGGGCATCTGCCGACACAGGAACTTGGTAACGCCCTGCCTGGGCGTCTGGTCAATACTACCAGAGACCGCGGGTTGTGTCAAGATCAATCGCCGCTATCGGCTTGAGGTGCCGGTTGATCCGCTCAATGTCGTACTTCCAAAAACGCCGGACATCTTCTGTGATGTTGATAACGGAAATGTACTCGTGCAGCCCGAGCCGCTGGATGATCTCTACTCGTCGCAGTCCAAATAAGACATGCCCCTCCCAACAGATCACAGGGCTCTTGAGGCCATAGGCGATAAGCGACTCCTCAAGCCGGTCGTAGTCTGTCTGGTGTTCAGGGCTACGATCTGCGCGTGGCTTCCAGACCCACTTGGTGTGGGCCACACTCAGTCCGAGCGTGAGGTCTTTCACACCAGCTCCTTTGCATTCATAGGCTACGGGCTTGGCTACATACGCCTCGATCTGCTCGGGCGACCATGCGGCCTGCTCGATCATCCGGCAAAGGCCTTCACATTTTTGGCATGTTGTCATGGTTGTCATTTAGAGTCTTGTATCCTGTCAATGAATGGTGCCAGGGCTGCGGATACACCTGTCCACTTGATGAATGAGCGCCTGTTCAACATGTCACAGTCCCATCACAATCACACGCCCGCGCGGTGGGGGGGCCGCATCGGCCAGGCCGAACATCGCAGCTGATTCTCGTTTGATTCGCCCCTTTGTAACCAGGTCGTCCATTGCTGCAATCCTGGTTTCGTCGACGCTCATTACACCGCCCTGGCACGCCACGTTACACGGCATACAAGTAAGGCTGAGTTCGAGCCACTTCCATTCACGGACGACGGACTTTGGTACAACTCCGTCACGACCGTACGCCTTCTCTTCTTCCTCAGTGGGTGAACCAAAGTCGGTAGGCTCAAAGCCGATGCTCGAACCAATCCCTGCCTCGCGGGCCATCGTCAGAACATCGTCACCAAGCGGGGTGGAAGCCACCCTAATCCTCACCTTCCACGCCCGATGGTCTTGGGTATTTGGGACTGCGATAGCCTTCCTCAGCGAGCCGACGCATTTATCAAGGTCGTACCAGTGGTCGGCAAATATCTTGCCGTTCTTGAAGAAGTACGAGGTGTCTGCGCCGCGTGGAACAACTACTTCGGTGTCGAGGTCGATGTCGTCGGTGTTGGCGATCACAAGGATGTCCCGATTGCCGTTGTTTGTGTCAACCTCCACATCCTTTCCGAACGAACCACGCACACCAATGGGGCTGCTTGCTCCAAGGTGGTGTCGGTTACGGATGCGGTCGATAATGGTTGTGGTCATGTCAATCGCTTCCTGCTGGGGCAGTGCCCCACTTTGAGTAGTGTGTGATGTATTCATTCGTCGCTCTCGGTTCTCCCTTGCTGGCGACGCCGAGCAAGTGTGGCCCGACCCAACCCGGCTCTTTCCCGCTATGGCCCCGCTCCTCACACTCTTTGCAAAAGCGTATCGCTGACAAGATGTCAAGTGACTCCGGCGGGGTGGTCCCAAGATCAACTGCAGCAGGGTCAACATGCGTATTTGTGGGCCATTGTTCCCAAGCCCATGGCAACCTTTTCTCAAACCGTATGACGAACTCCATGCAATTCATAGTCACGATCCTTCCACGGGTGCCATGCTGCAGCGGCAGTTGGGGTGAGCGGGTGGGCGCGTAATGTCCATTTTAGGCGTGAATGTAGCCAGTTGTGTGCCCGCCGTAACGAACGGCTCGCCGATGTCAACCTCGCCCCCGCTTAGTGCTACAAGCGCCTGGCATATCGGGCACGCTCCTGGAGCCAGCCGCCACCGGTTGCGAGTGACACCGGCCTCAGACCAAACCTCCTGCCGACCAGCGTTCACAGCGTTGCTCGTTTCGGTGCGAGCAATACGCTCGGCCCTCGCGCCTGCCTGCTCGCCAAGAGACTCTTTGAGTTGGTCGATCACTTCGTTGAGCGGCCGCTGTTCCTCGACACCGAGCAAGATCGCCTGCCGAATCTGGTCCTCGGTTGTCCGAATAATCTCTTCAATGATAAGCGAACCACGCTCTCGGACGATGGCGGTCGCTGCCTCGTTAGTCATTATAACGGGGTCCACATTGATCTTTTCGAGGTCTTCGTTGCCGATGTCAAAACCAGCCTCTACCAATTGTTGAACGCGCGGCATAATGGCCGCTTCAAGTTTGGTTTGCTCTGCGCCAAGGTCAACTGCACCTTCGGGGCTCACACTAAACCGCGCCCGCACATCGTCGATCCAAGACTCTACATCTGCGCGGATAGAACTCACCAACTCGTCTGAGTCACCGGCATCAAGTAAACCCGCGGTCAAGCCGTCATCAACAGCTTTGAGGCGGTGGCCCGACTTGTTGGGCGGCAATGCTTGCGGTGATGGTATAGAGGCGACACCAAACTGCTGAGGCATTTGGGACGCGATTTGCCCGACCTCGTTGAGTGGTACACCGTTGATCCGAAGCTCGTCGCCACCTTCCACAGGCTCAAGTCCCATGCGGGCGCGCTGTTCATTGATCTTCATCACGCCACCAGCAACATGCACCTGCGTGTCTTGCCTGATAGCTTCCAAGTCTTTTGGCACAATGTCGTCATAAGCCAACCATGCGCTACCGGGGTCGATGCCAAACATTGGTAGTAGAAGCTCGGTCAACTGCTCGGCGTCAACGGTCAACGCTGGATTGATCGTGTACCTCATATACACATCAACAGCAGTTACACTGCTGGCGAGGTTTGCCGCGTTCATTCTCCGGAAAGCCTCAGGAACTCCGTACTCTTGCTCAATACGAAGCTCAATGTGCTCCATTCCGGGAAGGTACCCCATCTCGTTCGTCTTGCCTAGCTGGGTGTAAGCGCCCTCGGATGTTACCAGCAGTTTGCCGGTCTTATCCACGCCTGAACTACGCTTCTCAATCTCGCGGGCAACATCATCGAGCGATTTTTGATTCGGCATGTTTTTCAAAGAAAGCACGCCGCCTGGATATCCGCCACGCTGCCACCTGGACTGTTCAGCGGCAAGGCTGAACTCGTATAGATCGAGTTCGCGGAAGATAATGTCCATTGGACTCATGCCCCAATACGGATTGTTCCAGTGCGGCCATAACTTGAGGTGTATCACATCGTCAGCGTCAAATCGCAGCATATTATGCTCTTGTCTGCCGAACCAATAATGCGCGATCAGGCGCTCGTTATCAGGCTGAACGCGGACAAATTGCGGCATGAGAGAAACCAAAGCAGACGGACTTCTTTCTCCTGGAATGACCAAAGACAGGTCGTTGCCGAACATCCACTTGTTCATCCACCGCTCAACCTCGCACTCTGTTCCTGTTGATTGCGGGTTTGGCTTTTGGAGTAGGTCGAGAACTGGATGGTCTAACACCTCGATAACCTCGTCATCCTGCTCGGCAAGTAGCACCGCTTTGCGCCCAACGCGGCGGAAGTCTCGCAAATGTTCCTGGGTGCGAACATCTTCGACGGTTCGCCACTTATAGCCACGCAATGACTTAGTGCCTCCAGTACCCGGCCTGAACAGGCGAAGGGGAACAGAGGCGCACGCCTTGGCGTTGAACAACGCGCAGCCAAGTGCAGGCCCATGGATGCGTTTGGCGACTTCGCGGGCAGTTGTGACATTTTGCCACCGGTTACGAATTGCCTCTGTGTCGGCGACAAGGGCGTCAACATAGCCGAGCCATGTCGGAGTTACCGTATCGTCGTTCCGAAAGAGAGCGCGTTTGATGTTGGAAAGGATATTCATTTGTAGCGCCCTTGTATCAGCCCCATGTCGACCACCCCAGGTCCTCGTCGTCATTAATTGTAGCGACGCCGCCAAGCTGTGCGACGGACACGCCTGCGAACGATGCCCGGTCGATGTACGCAACGCCGTAACGAATAGCATCCATCACATGGTCATTAACCTTTGCCGGCTCGTCACGACCCGGCTTCCATTCGTAGGTCTCGAACTCGCGGGCTGTCTCTATGCAGCTTGTGTCAACAGTCAGTCCAGGCAGGCCGTCGATGTCACATTCAAGCCGCTGCTGCACACGCATGATCCCGCCAAACACCTCGTTATTGGCCTCGATCACGGGCAGGCCAGCAGCCCGAAGTTCGGCAATCAACTCGGCCGCTGAGGGGTCCACAATCACCGCCTCGGCCTCGTGTGCTATGCGGCCGATAAAGCCCACCTTGGCATCTCTCACCCACTGGCTGTGATAGCACTCCTCTTCGATGTGGAAGCGGCCAAGAGGGTCTATGCGGACGAGCAAAGCAACAAACGGGTTAGTGTAGCCTTCATCAACACAAACAATAGTTCGATCCCATGGGCCATCTCGGCGGATCACATGGCGGGACCGATCCCACTTATCGTAAACCAGGCCGTCACTGCCGACCCACAAGCCTAGCACATAACGCTTATATGTCAGGCCGGTGTAGGTCTTCAGTTGGTCAAGGTACTCCTGCGGGAGAAAGAAGTTGTCGATTGCTGATGTTTGAACGCAGAATGTGCCCTTCATCGGCTGATGACCAAGAGCGAGTCCGAACCGATTGGCAATGAAGTGCGACGGCGGGCCAGGGTTGCTCGCCCAGTTGGTTTGGAGCGGGAGGCCTTCGATCTTCATGCGGACCCGAGACCGAGCCCAGGCGTAGTCCGACTCTGTTAGTTCTACAACTTCGTCGATGTTCAAGCCAGAAACATTCATCGAGCCGTGTTTGTGTTGTCCGCTTTTTGAGGTTTGCCGAGAGTCTTCGATGCCGTCGTAAACAATCTCACCCCCACTATGCAGTCTGATTATACGATCAGCCTTGTTATGGCTGTAAGTTCCCTCACGCAAGACGGGCGGCAGACTTCCTTCCGGCTCTATAAGAGTGCGGATAGTGGTCTGGCGCAGGCTCACAAGCGTCCGTCTCACGAGCCACTCACGAGCGCCAGGCGTGCTTGCCCGCATCGCTGCCTTCAAACAAAGCGCACGCGACTTTCCCGCACCCCAAGCTCCTGAATAACCGCACTCATCCTGCTGCGCGCGGATGAACTCCAACTGCTTGGGCAGGCACTCGACTCGCACTCGTGGGCGGGCGTCGTTCACTCAGACACTCTCCCGCTAGACGGCGGCGGCTTTGCCTCGACAAGTTCAAAAATGACCCCGTGGTTCTCTGTTGCAAGGCCGGTCGTGAGCCTCGCCTCGTGCATTGCAACGCTAAACCGATCAAGGTTGTAGCGCATAGCGGCCTGGACCAACTTCGCACCAGTTGCCTGCATCCGGGGCTCGTGGTGTGCCATGAGTCTGGCAGCGATAATCGGCAATGCTTCGGCCAGCTTCTCAGAGACAGGCACGCCACGAGCCCCGCAGTCGTCGATGGTCTTGATGACCGACGCCACATTCGCGCGGAGCATGTTCTTCTCTTCGAGCATCGACTCGGCAAGAGCTTTGCCGTTGGCGTAGTGGCCTTCAGTTGTCATGGTGCCACCACAGTTCTAGCCAAACAAACCGGCTGACACGGTAAGTGGGGTGGGGTAGTTTCGCACAATTTCGCCGTCAAGTTCAATCCCCATCTCCGTACGAATGTCAGAAGATTGCTTGTAAAAGAACACAGGCCATCGGCGAGAATTAGCGGGTGGTGAACCACACCTATCACGCATCGACCGCGCCCAATCGGCATTGTGAGGTCGGAAGCCCGGCCCGCTCTCGCCGCCGTAAAGAATCCAGTCCAGCCCTTCAAGATCGAGAGCATCGAGCGGACCAAGGGCGGGCTCGTACGAGATAAAGCGGACCACTGCGGGGATTTTTCTAAGTTCGTCCGCTCGCCATATGTAGTCCTCGTTTTCAATCGAAGTTCCGAGCCAGACATTTGCGTAGCCCTCGCCCCAATCATCGGGCAGGCATTCGGCGTATCTTTCTGGCCGTTTCGTAAGAACCTGCCAATCCAACCACGGCGTCTTGCGAATGAGAGGCCAGAGCTTTTCCCTCTCCGCGTCGATTGTCGGGTGGTCTTCAAAGCAGTCGCACATCGACGAGGTGAACACCCGACGCCGTTCTCCTGCCAGTTCGGCCTCCTGGTTCCACTTGAGCGGGTTGTTCCAATACTTTTCGCCGAAAACTCTACGCGGCTTTCTCGGCCCCCATACATCGTAGCCATACCTTGACGAAAGCGTGTCGGCATAGCAGTTTTTGCACCCTGGCGAAACCTTGACGCATCCCCAGGCGAGGTTGAAAGTGTGGTTTGTCCACGCAATAATCGTTGATTCGGACATTCATTCGTCTCCTTTCCAGACGGGTGGGTGTCTTCCAAGCCCGGGGCGCAATCCCGGGCTTGGTCATTATAGGTCTTCTCCAGCCGGACCGCAAGGTATCGAGCTGTATTTGTTTCTGAACTCCCCCAAGAGTCGATCGTAAATCCATATTCTCCCGCGGCACAAATCATAGCAGCCTCAGACATACGAACAAGTCCACAACAAATCATCGGGCACGGTGAACACATCTTGCCAATTCCGAGCAAGTCGAGTTCTACATCTGTAAGTGGCCTGGCTGTAGTGTTCTTTTTGCCGATGGTCAAAAACACCGTAGCAGAGTGGTTCAGCGAACCAAGTAGACCTAGCCAATGCGCCCACGGCGATCCATAAGCGTCAAGGTCGTATACATTTTCAACCATAGGCTGCTTAATAATGCGTAAGCTGTCGACTCGTAGAACGCCCGGGAACTTTCGTGTATCAACTCCCCAATGCGACTTAATGGGTGTAGACGCTCGAATCTTGTCCCAAATACAACCGTTTCCTCGAAACGCATCGAAGACCATGGCGCCACCGTCGCTGTGATATCGTTCAAGAAACACACGGCGCAAAGTCACCTTTGCAATCAGATTGCCGTTATCCGTTTTGTGTTGTTTCAACGACATAGCCTTCGGTCTCCGCCATCGCCTCTATAGCGTCAGCAACCTCTCCCCACCTCTCAATCGGCACACCGACCAACGCCCAGCCCATTTTCAAAGGCCTCAATGGCGGGCCTTCGTGGACGGCAGGTTCAACCACCTTCTCCAGCAGCCAATCGAGATCGGCCTGATCGAACCCAGTCTCCAGCATCAGCTCATTCGGCAAGCTGCCCAGCAGATCAGCCAGCACCTCATCATCCCACTCAGCAAGCTCAGCGGTGCGGTTGTCGGCGATGGCAAAGGCCGTGGCATCCACGCTGGACTCGTCAACCACAAGAGCTGCCATATGAGTCCACCCAAGGCGGCGAGCAGCCTCTACTCGCCCATTGCCAGCCCGGACAACCATGCCCTCGCGCTGAACCACCACGGGCAGCCGTTGCCCCCATCGGGTGAGGCTGTCTGCAATAGCGTCGAGGTTGCGCTGGCCGTGCCTGCGAGCATTTGCCGGGTCAATGTTCAAATCGTCAATCGGAACGGCGAGGAATCGTAGCGGCTCGGCAATGTATTCAAGGCCCCCCAAAGCCCCCTGGTGGCCTGTGCCAAGATTATCATTTCGTCCACAATCTGACATTATACCGCCCTTTGATTTAGGATTGACCAGCTCGGCGCACTAGTACCCGCCGATGATGTCGGTTGCAGTCGTATTTGTGCTGTTGATTCGCCTGAAAACCATTGGGTGCCACAAGCCAGCAGCGATGTTTTTGAAGAGAGTCGTGGTGCCGCTTGGGTGGACGACCGAAACATCCCCAGATACGCCTACATAAATGCAACGGCAGATTTCTGCCTCGTCGTTACTGTCGTGCGGTGTAATCTCAAATGATTCTGCCGGAGGCTCTGTACCAACTCCTGCCGATGTTCCTGGGATTCTGATTGCCATAACCTTGCTCCTACATGTTTAAGCCTACCGAAATAGATATACTCATATTCCCGCTGCTTCTTGCCGCTGGCGCTGACAATGCAACCTGCACAGCCCCGATCGAACCCGTGCCATCGTTGGCGATTATGTACCCGAAAATGTCGCCTGGAATATACCTTTGGCCGGTAGAAACTCTTGATTGAAGCTTGCTTGACGCCGGAGAGTAATCGCGTTTGGCAATGTCGTCGCCCTGGTCGGCCCGCACGCCGTTTGCCCATGGGTTTGTAGCCGCAGCATCGCCGGTTATCGTCGGGTAGTCAACAGTCGCTGCGTCGAGAAGGTGGCAATGCGACGCCCGCACCTTATCGCTGTTGCCCAAGCCGACATCAAGATCGAGGAAGACGCTATATGTTGATGCAATATGGTCGTCGACATCGCCGCTTGCACCAACACGGGTTCTGATATCGCTATTAACAAGAACAACATGAGCAAAGAACAAATTCGAGATGTTGTGTAGCGTCCCACTATTCCCGATTTGCGAAAGAGACGGGTCTGCATCGGTCGTCACGGCAATGCCGACAAAGTTGACGAGCGCGAACCCCCGGACATCATCTGCAAGAAAGAGCTGCCGCGTAATGATTTCTGGGCAGACGATGTTGTACGCCACAGCACATAAGTCGGCGGTACTTTGCACCTGGATGCAGTCTTCGTGGGCGAGTGGGTCTTGTGAATCGTTGTCGCGGCCAAAGACTTCCATCAACAGACTGTTTGTTTGGATCATGTCGGCGTCGACGGTATCCGCGTCACAATCGCGAGCAAGATCGTACTGCGCGAATCCAGACGCTATCCATTCGGTCGTTTGTGTACCAGTACCATAAAGTCCTCCGCCTCCAGCATCTCCGTATTCCGTCAGCATCCAACCGCCGACAGAAGTGTTTGCCCGGCCAGCACCATGAGTGAGGGCGCACCGATCAAGCCAGAGGGCAGTGTTTCGGTTGTTGTCGCCCTGGAACGCTGATGTTCCGGTCGTCGTCCCGAGACGACCGATCCAGCATGTGACGCCAATAAATCGAAGACGCTTGCACCTTGAATCTGTCGAGGTGCCCGAGCCTCGCCCAAGCACGACAAGGTGCGACGCGGTAAGGCCTGTATCGCCGACAACTTCCGCCCAAGTCGAAAGATCGTTCGATGTAAAAATCGCGCGTCCATGCGCGTAGTAATCAGTCCGTGAACCCCCGTCTCCTTTGAGAACGAACCGGTATCGCACACCAGTCGATCCGGACTGCGCCGCGACGATTGCTTGTGGGAGCGTGCGGAAGGGTGCCCCCGTTGTACCCGCCGCTGTATCATCACCATTCCAGCTCGGCGTACCTGCGGTTGAGACGCCAGTTGTCCCAGAGGCTTCAAAGACGAGCGATTCGCTTGCGTTGAAGGTGCCGCTCAAATAGTTGGCGAGCATTGTGTTGCCGGACTTTCCGTTATAAATCGCAGTCGCACCACTTGTTGCTCCGGTCACCAGCTCTCCTCTTGTCGGGTTCTTGAAGCTGAGCCCGGAACACGGGATGGTGCCGCGAGAGTCAACATAAGTCGTCTCTGTCGTGAGTGTAGAGGCTGAGTCGTTATAGCACTGCCAGTGTACCCGGCGAGACTCTGGTACCGTCGTAATATCACGAACACTCTGAGCATCCCCCAGTGTCGGCCACGCGGTCTGGTAAATGTTGATGTTGCCGTCGTCGAGCGTTGAAAGATCGAAGTCCGACTTGAAGACGAATGATCCGCCGCCGTTGGCTGCGTAAGGGTCTTCACTGATGAACCCAGCTGTCTGACTCGCTCCATAGTACCTTGACGGGTTGTACCTCGACCGACTCATTGCCGTGACCATGGATGAGAGCGACGAACCACCAGACTGCCATGTTCCTGTGCTCCCGCCACTAAAAGAAAGTCCGCCGGTCGGCGTACCCGCGACCTCTCGCACCGTAATGTTCTGATCCCCCGCTGCATAAGTGCCGACCACGATCGCCGAATAACCAGCCCCCGTCACAGCCTCGCCATCGGCGACGCCACCAATTCCGACGATACCTGTCCCATCAAGCACAAGTTCTTCGGCGACCTCCAGCTTGACCGCTGCTGCAGGCTCCCCCGAGAGCGTCGACGGATAAGGTGCCTGAAACGCGAGGCACTCGACAGAGACTGTGCCCGAGACCGCCGAATAGTTGACGCCGATTTCACCGGCCGCGTCGATCACACCGCAAAGACCAACCTGCATAGTCGGGTAGTCGAGCAGGTTGCCCACATTGCTGACAGCAAGACCTGAAGCCGCGTTGCTCTGGTTTGTCCCGTCGTCGAAAAGGCCCGCAGGAAGATCAACTGTGATGCCGGTGCAATCGTTGCAGAAGGGTTCCAGCCAATCGAAAGTCACACGAGCACCGACGCCAGGGCCATAGTCTGCGACCGAACGGAACGCCGCCCTAATGCCAGATCGGGCGATGGTGCCGAGTGTGCCTGTCGAGTCGTACCCCTCGCTCGTCCCGGCGAGCGTGACGACCTTCCCGGCCTCGAAGCCTGTGATGAGGGTGTCATCAAGACCTTCAAAGTCGACAGTGAACCCTCGACCGTTTGAAAGCGTTACCGCGTTTGTTGCATCACCAAGAGCCATGCTTTGCCCCAACTCAAAAAACCCTCGCCGACGGTGCCCAGCGACAATGCAGGGTGGAGTAGTGAACCGTCGACGAGAGCGGGTTGATCAAAAACCACCCCCGCCCGGGCGTTCGCCTGAAGCGCCACGCGCCGAGCCGGGGGGTGGGAGAGAGAGGAGTCTAAACGGTGCCCAAACGGTTGCGGAGTTTCCGACCGGTTATGACCGGTCATGACTGGTTGCCCAGAAGGGTGCGTTACACGCGGTGTAACAATGTCACATATCGCGTAACACCCGCCGAAAAATTGCAATTGCGGCTCGTTCGTGCAAGTGCAACTCTGCTGTAAGTCTGCTTGCCGCAAGGACTTGCGCGATTCTGACACCTTTTTTCTGCAATCGGGAAAATGGTCCGCTACGCGCAATGTAGCGGGGCTACATCTCGCGTAGCCTAGTGTTTCCGTGTGGGAATCATCCGGTAATAGTTGTGCTGGTGTTTCTTCTGGCTCACGCACATGTGGACCCACATGTGAACCCGATCCACACATATGTGTTTGCGGGGTCAACTGTCGCAGGTTGTCGCGGCTTGCGACACCCGTAACACCGAGTTCCGTAACTGGTAACTCGCAAAAAACGGTCTCTAGAGACCGTGGGAGCTGGTTACACCCGTAACACCGTAACTCGATCGACCCACCTGCGCTGTCGCAAGTGTGCGACGCGACACATGTTGATTTGCTATAGATTTCTGAAGAATCAATAGTTGGGCCGAAGTCCAAAACAACCGCCCCGTCTGGAATGGCAAGGGTCGGTAGTCCACCGATTTGTATTTCGTTGGCAGCCGTCACCACGAACACGGCGGCTGCACTGGCTGCCGTCAGGATGTCTCGGGCGAGCTGCCTCACGGATTCCCGCCTTTTGCTTGCTCTAGGGCACCGACACGGATTTGCAAGCCGGTGATTTCGTTGATGACCGGGTTCAGTTTGTTGTTCAAACTCTCCTGCCCTTTTTCAAGACGCGCCATACCTTCCGATATTCTGTCGAGGTGGACGCTCAAAACCTCTGGTTGCACACTACCGGCAGAAGCGGGCCGGTTCATCTGCCCTTGGATGATGAGTAACGCAATGGCGGCAATAGCTGCCCATGGCGCTGCTGCATGACCTACATCATGGCCAATCTTGGCGACTTTCGCAGGGCTCATGGGGCCTCCGGGCTACTGGCACACTTGGCTCTGACATCGAGGTATTGCTGGAAAAGTTGATTCACGCACTCCGGCGTGGCACACCCGCCGCACTGGCTGGCGAAGCTTTCCCAAGCGTCAAGCTCGCACTGCCGCTTTTCTTCGGAAGTGTCGCTTGTGAACGGGAGTCGATTCTTGCCACACGCTGTTTCTGCCATGATTTGCTCCAATTACGGCTCAACCTTCTCGACGACTCGCTTGGCGTAGTTGGTAAAAGAACCATCAAGCACGCTCCGGTGCTGTTTCATCGCGGTCTTGACCTCGGGGCTTCTGCTGCGAAGGGCCTTCATACCGCTGGCAATCGAGTTGAGGCCGCTCCTGGCTTGAGCCCACTTCCAAAGGGCGATGCCGAGACCGGAGCCGAGGATTCCATAAGGGCCAAGCGTGTAGCCGATTTCTCGAATAACAGCCGCACCATCCACATTGCCCTGTTCGTCGACAAACGCCTCCAACCTGGCCGCCTGCTCGTTAAGTTTGGCAGAAAGTGATTCGTTGAGTTCGATGGCGGTCTCGATGTCGTCCACCCGATCAATGTTGCCCGCCTCCAGCGCGGCATCGCGCTGCGCCTCCAAGTCGGCAAGCTCGGCGTCATACGCCAACCGCATCGCCTCGACCTCGGCCTGCAACGCCCCGGCGCTCCCAGCTTCGCACCCAGAAAAGGCGAAAATCGCCATTACGCCGCAAATCGCCCAGACCGCCAACACGCTTTTGATTCCCATGCCGCCACCTCGCAAACCCCAGGCTGAATCGCTGGGTCTGCACAAGTCTACCGCATGTGGTGGGTAGCGGTCAATCCGACCGCAAGACCAGCTGCACGCCAAGCGCGCGGCATATGCGGTCGAGCTTGTCGTCCCGCATGAATCTGGGGTTTTTGACCCTGCCGGTCAACCACGCCGATAGCTCGGACTTGTCAAGCCCAGCCTCTCGCGCGGTCTTGAGCACACCATGCTCGCGGATGAGCGGGGCGAGGGTGGAGCGGATAGTTTGTTGCATAATCGCGGGCCGCCAACTTTCATTAACGGCCAGCGGTCGAGCAGCCTCCTAAGCAAACCCAACCAACGCCTCTCGGCGGTGATTGGGTAGCCCCCCGCCCATAATCACCCACATTGCGGCTGAATGGGCAGGGGGCAAGGTCTGGTCAGGCCGATTGACGAGCAATTACACGGCGCAGCTTTCTGGACAGCGCTGCCAAGGCGTCGTCTTTCGTTTGGCCGTAACCCCGCATTGTGTTCATGCTTGCGACGCTTGCTGTCCATGTGCCGTTGCCGTGCTGAACAGCGGACGCGCTAGCCATAAGGCGATGCAGACGCTCGTCGATGATGGTGGTGGTGGTGGTGTGCGCCATGTCTAACTCCTTGCCCGTCTCCGGGCTACCCCAACCTGCTCTCCGGTTGGCCGAGTTGTCCCCTCATCCAACTACTATAGGCGTATTGACCACCACTTGTCAAGTAGTTGCACGAAAATTCTTGCATATTTTTTGTACGGGCAGCGTTTGGCCTGCCCTCTCGCATGAACGTGGTGGGCGAGTGCCCATAGCTTGCGTTGCCCGATACCAAGGGCTTTGGCCGCGTCCTTGGGGCGGAGGGCGAGCGGGTCGGAGACCGCAATCCGGTCGGCGCAGGGAAAGCGGCTGCGATACTCCGAGCCAATCTCCAAGACAGCTTGAACCATTCATCCGGCGCAACGGCTAAAGCCCTGTTGACAACAGGGCCGATATGCCGTATAGTGATTCTGTATTGCTACCGGCGGGACTCGAACCCGCAAATCCCGCGAAGGAAGGTCGGTCCCAAACCGACTGCGTTTACCAGTTTCGCCACGGTAGCATCTGGTTTGATCCCCCCGCTAAGGGGTGTCCCAGGCCGCACCGAATTCCCAGGCATCCGTCAAAGCTACCCGGGGGTCGCGGTGCGCTTTCGGGCTACTGAGCCAGCCCTTGACATCTTCTCATGGCAGACCGCCTTGGCCATCAACCAGCAAGCGATACACCCGCTCTCGCCCCCCATCAGGGTTGGGCAGGCTATCGAACAGCTTGGGTTTGCTCCGGTAGATGAGTGTGTGGACCGCGCTATCAGACAGTCCCGTCCCACTCACGATTTCGTCCTTGGTCTTCGGGACATCAGGCTCCCGCGCAAAGAACCTACGGACTTGCTCAACAGCATCATCCGACGACTGCTTGCCATTGGTTACCGTGGTAACGCCAGATGCTGCCGCAAGCTCGGCAACCAAAGCCGTTGCCGCTTTGGGGTCTATATCTTGTAGCTCCGAGAGGAGCCGGACGATCTTGCCAGGGATTTCGTACTTCGCAGCAATCTTGTCTGGGCGTTCCCGACTCACCACCGTTAGCGGGTTGTGGAGCGAGTAGCCGAGAGTCACCGTGAATCATCCATTCGGCTCGCTCCCGGCATCTGCCGCACGCGCAACTCCTCGGGCCACTCGGCGGGGTCGTGGCTTACGAGAAAGTCAGCGTTGATCTGTTTGACGAACGCGGGGATGCCAGCCGATTGGCACTGCCGCACACCAGAGGCAATGTGGTGGTTGACATGATCTGCGTTGCGTCCAACCCTCTTCCTTCGGCTTTCGCAGCCGAAGATCGCCCAGCCGATGCCCGCGTTGTACGCCTTATCACGATCGACCATGCCTGCGAAGTGACGACCGAAATACGCCGAGAAGTCGATCGGCCCGAGAAGAGGCTCGACACTTAAGAACCGCACTGCAGCCTGGCATCGTAACAGATGCGGGATCCGCTCGTCGGTGACCGCCTGGTTCTCGACACTCGTGCCAAGCCAGACATTGGGGAGAGGCCACTGTATAACAGGCTGCCCGACTTGCCCGGGCTGTCTAATCTTTGCACTAGACATTCTGCAAGCAGCTTCGTTTACACGCCATGCAGTTTCAGTGTTGCTTGCAGCAAACATCTCAGCCATCCGCTCGGGCCTCTTCGTCAAGAACAGGAAGTTCATGTCGGGCCGCAGCGCACACACGGCCATAATCCTGTCAACCAAGTCAAGCGGGATCGGATCGAGCAGCACTCCCGCACTCTCGCAGGCAAAGCGGTCGGCCTCGTCGCCGTAGAACAGATCGTTCATGTCGCCTATGAAAATCGCAGGCCGGTCCATGCCGTTCTTGAACGGGCCTCGCGGCTTCATGCGAAGGAGCTTTTGCAGCACGCCCTCGTCGAGCACCTGCCGTACATGCTCGGCGGACGCCGCTGTGTAGTCGGTCTTTGTGCCGAACAGCTTGTTGATCGTCTCGGCGTAGCAGTTCGCGCAACCCGCCGACACCTTCCGGCAGTGCCAACCGACCTCGCCTGTCTTGCGATCGACCGCACGCACCGGGTTGGCCGAGTAGTCTGCCCACTCGATTTCTGTCCGCGTTACGCCTCGCGGTTTGATGATGTCCAGGTTGACTTTCATCCTTTACCACCCAGCTCCGCGAGCAGGTGGTCGGACTGGATAGCACAAGGTGTAACTGCGCTGCTGTAAGTAATACTTACACCTGCATTCTTTCTTCTGTTCACTGCCTCAGTCGCCAACGCAAGAAGGTGGTTAGTCTCAGCCTTTGTGACCGTGACAATGCCAAATTCGTGCATCGCGGCAAATTCTTGCCTGATTCGCTTGAGTTGTCCTTCATGCGTCATTGCTTATCTCAAGATTTGTGATCAGGTGTAAAGTCCTTCATCTGTACTGTCAGCGTAATTCCGGCCCAGTTGACTACAAGAGACTTTGACTGGTGAATCACCTTTTCCACGACAACACTAACGGGCGTCGGTTTGGGCGCCCCGTCAAGGTTGCGAGTCATGACGATCGTTCCGCGCTGGTCGGTTGTGTATATTTCTCGTGCGCCTCGCTTTGGATTACTGTTCATTTACGCCATTCCATGCGGCAACAATCGCGTGTAGAAGCGTTGGCCCGCTGTATACCTTCATGCTTGTCGGCTGGTTAATGTAGTTCGACACGCCCCACTGCGGCTCATCGTCACGATACATGATTGATGGAATCCATGCGTGCTCCTTCGCAAGTTCTTCGGCCAACATGGCTGCATAGATGTATGCTGCAACTGAGTCTTGAACATACCTCCCACTAACCATATAGCCGAGCGGGTTGTCGTCCCATCCACAGCAATCGCGGTTCGGCACCGGCAACCCTTCGACGAGCGAGTGGAGTTCGTTTGGTTTCCAGGGATATTCAGTCATCGGCTTTCTCCGCTTCTTCTTTGATCCGTTCCAGGTTCTCTTTTGTGTTGTGCCCGATTGGTTCAAGCGGGTCGTCCAAATCAATCACATCTTTTGCAACCGCTATCGGCAACTTGATGGTTTCGATCACGATCCCGGTCAACGCGCTAAGCAATCCCATCACCAACCTCCTTCGCCTTCAATACCGCGAGCAGAAGCCACCCACACTCCACCACCAATTCGTCTGAGAGGGTCATGGCTGTTGCTCCTATGACAACAACCATCACAACCATGCACCCCGTCGCCCTCCCTCACCCGCTTGTCGTCTGGGTCTGGGTGTCCTACTCCATGCTCGCATATGCGCTCCATGATGAACCTGTCCTCTCGCCAATGCGTCCGACAATGGGCGAGCGGGTTGTCATCCCACCCTCCATTACGAGGAGGGCCTGGCACCGTCAGCCCACCGACGAGTTCATATAGTTCGTTTGGTTTCCATAAATAGTCGGTCATTTGCCCTTCCTCCTTCGCATTGCAAGTCCGCCAACATAAGACATCCAGCAACACACCCACCCCAATGCGTACCAAAGTAATCGAACAACCCATAACGGCATTTCAGATTCGTCAGTCATCATCAACCTCCACGATCCGTACCCTGCAAATCTTTGCGCCCGGCAAATCAGCCGGACGCGATGAGTAAATGTGCACAAACTCACCCTTGGGTGTGTCCCAAATATGCGCCCAGCGGAATGGGCCATCAACATTCGCCGCCGACTGCAACGCGGCCAGTGCTGATTTGACATTTTGATAAGTGTGTATCTTGATGCCAAGTTGGTCGCCGACGACACGAAGCGCGTTGTTTTCGCCACGGTGGTAAGCAATGTTGTTTTTCTGCACATCGTCGTTACGGCTTTGGTTGCAGATGTCGCGCACCCCGTCACCCTCGCACTTCTCGCAATAATACGGATCGGGCGAATACGACTTGCTCCACCCACCAGACTTGCCGCCGCACCTAGGGCAGATGGTGGGGTCGTAGCCATCACAGCCTGGAAACGCAGGATTCCCGAACTTGGGCCGCAAACCAACTGACTGTGGTGACCCAAGTATATTTCGGATCGACGACGACTCGGACTGGCAACTTGCAGAAATTTTGTCGAGCAACTCCGACAAGCGATCACCGATCTGTTCTTCCTTTACCCAGCACTCGCGGAGAGACTGGAGCATCTCGCGCATCCGCTGATCGTTGCAAAACGAATAGCGTTCCACCCACTCTACAAACTTATCCTCGTCAAGATGTTTCATATAGTTTCCTTTCTGTTGTGACGACAATGACTCGCACTTGATCGCCTGTATTCATACCTACCCAATCGTCTGGCCGAAGCATTGCAACCACGCGGGCTCCGGGAAGGATTGGATAAACTTCACTGTGGATCACATCTGGGGCGTGGATAAGGGCTTCTCTTGCAATATCACGCACGGCATCCATCTGATCGACCGCGCTTATCGTCCAGTCGCAGTCGCGCAACTTTCGTAACGCCTCTGCCATCACAGCCGCCCGGGCCTCGGCTGCCCACCGCTTCTCCATCACTCTCTCGAATATAGACACAGCATCGCCAACCACCGCCCGAAGTGGTACTGTGTCGTCGTTCAACCCGGCACGAGAGAGCGAGCGGCGGATGCTTGCCTCGATCTCTTTCGCTCGTGTCTCGGCTACGACGAGTTGTGATTCAAGTTCGGCAATTTCTGTGTGGCACTCGCCATGAATCTCGTCATCGCATTCGTCACATAAGTTCTCGTGGATATTTGAGTCTGGGCCAACAAAGTCCCGTCTACATTCTCGGCACGATTGGTGCTTAGACATCACTCCACCTCCCCGGTCGCGGATAGGGCTGCGATAAGCCAACAATTAGGACCATGGCTTGACCGTGAATAGCACACCGGACAGTGGCCTACTCCGCCATCGCTGACATCCGCGAACTCGCACTTCTCCAGCGACTCACGCAACCCCGCCTCTCTCCTTGCAGCCGCCAGCAACTCGCGGGCATTGTTGCAGAGAAACAGCACAAACTCCATATTTGTTCTGGCGCCACACAAGGTGTTGGATTCTCCGTCGTCCGTTGATGTAAAGTTTGTGCCACCGATGCAAACAGTGCGGTATCCTTGAGCATCACACGCAAACTGGACGAACTCCCTTGGTGTGCCGTTTTCGTTATAGGAAAGCTTCCAAGGTGTGTCTGTCGCGGCCTTCTCCAGCCGCTCGCCTTCGTCAAGTGTTTCTTTGCTCAATGTCATTGGTGGGCTCCTTTTTTTCTCGTGTTAGGTTGTTCTGCAAATACAGTCCCTTCAATCTCAAAAACATGGCGCTGCAACTCTGCCATGCCGCAGTCGCACGATCCGCCGCGAAGGCACGGGCATCTACGGCGGTGGTGCCCAAAGTAGGCGACCCGCTTTGCCGCCTCAACAAGCGTCAGGCGCTCCGCTGGCTCTGATGGCCGGTGCGATCCGCACGGTTCGCCTCGGTGGGTGTTCATTTCGTTTGCTCCGCCGCATAGATCGCGTTTACCAACACAATGGCCGACACCATCTCGTATTCGGCCCACGCTGCGTCTACCGCCTTCTCGAATTCGGCCCACGCTGCGTCCGTTAGCACAACCTCTGCGAACCAATTAAGGCTAAGTGATAATTCACACGCGCGAAAAATGTTGCCGCGCGACAGCGCAGCACCGTTTGGCCATTCTTTTCTAAAGATCGCCGCCTTGTCTTCGCACGCATTGTGATCCAGAAGCCATTCGGCTGTGATTGTGTCTGGGATTCCTGGTTTGAAATTCATTGGTTGTTTCATTTCGTTTGCTCCGCCGCACACTCGCACACAAGTTCTACTCTCGGATTGTCTTTGTCGACTTCAATCTCAACGCCTGTGATGTTCACGCCGTTATCGTCGATCCAGATTCCAGCGTCGGTCAACCCATCCCTTGCCGCCTTGGTCGCCGAGATGATGTTGTCTTTGTCAAGCTTCAAACATCGCTTGTCTTTGCCGAACCAGCGAATCAACACACGGGTATGGAGCCAGTTTGGTGTGTGTCTGTCGCTTGCCTCCATGGCGCACATGTTTGCGTCGAGCCTAGACTTGCTCACAGCACGAGCCTTTGCCTGCCAGCACACGCGGGCGTTTGGCTGCAACTCTTTTGGCGGGATTGGGATAGTAACTGTAAGCGATTTCATTACTCATCCTCTTTGTTGATATCAGTGGCAAGCTTAACCTCGTCGTCTTTCAACGCACTATCACCGCGCGGTACCAGACATGCACTCGTCCCTTTGCGAAGCAAAAGAGACTTCTCGACCCGGAGAACATCCGAAGCAAACTTGGGGTCGGCAAGGTCTTCCTTCGCCTTGCGCTCGCGTTCGATGAAGATCGACCACGACTTTCGGTTGAATGCTTTTGCAATCTCGGGAAAAGACGCCATAGTGTGGCGACGGCAAAGCAGCGTAATGATCCTGCGGGCACGCACCTCGATCGGCGAGCGGCCGCTCCCTAGAAGGTCGTTATAATCAATACGAAGCTCCATGCATGTTGCGCGGATGATTTGGTAAACAGAAATCTTTCTTCTTCCCTGCTTCACTTTTGCACTCCTCTATAGCTTTCCCATTTACATGGAATCACGATGCCCGCCTCACGCATCCGATCCCACACAGACGCACCAAGCGCCGAACCCAACTCGTCGGCGGTTAGGTTGGCGATGATGAGTGTCCCGACCATCGCGCCGTAACGATGATCAAGCAAGCGACGGATGATGGTGTCCTCTGTCTCGCTTTCATAACGATCTTGAAACTCATCAAGCACAAGCCCTCGGACTCGTGCAAGCCGGTCCATGAACTTGAACTCGTCTACCCCCTCGCCAAAAACTTGTTGCTTGAACCGCCCAAGTAAGTCGGCGGTGCGGTAATACATCGAGGTCCAGCCGTCGCCAATGACCAGCTCGCGGCAGATGCTCGCGGCCATCTGGGTCTTGCCAGTGCCTCTTGGCCCGACCAGTGCCACGATCCTGCTCTCCCGCATGGCGTTGACCGCTACACCGCGAACTTTGATCCACTCATCGCCGGTCTCGTCGCGTCGATCGGCGGTCTGTCGGTGACGAAGCGGAAAGCCAGACCTGCTCCACCGCGCTAGGCGATGCTCAAGCATTTCATCGCGCCTTATGTGATCAACCGTCCGCGAGGGGGTCGTAGACGGGGACGGAGGGTTTATTTTTAGGCTCCTCAAACTCGCGGGCACTTTGGGCCGCTCGGCGCTCGGCGGCTTGATGCCCTCGGCTTTGCGTATTTGAGCGACGAGCCCCTTGAACGACTCCGCTTCCAGTTTTTCCGTTTGATTTGGCATCTGGGTTTCTTTCTTCACTGGGGAAAAGGCCGGTCCACCCTCGCTCAATCGAGGTGTTGAGTTCAATCGCCGCGTGCGGTGGTGAGAGCCCGCCGAGTGTCTTGACCTGCATCACGGCCGCCCGTCGGGTGAGAGATTTGCCGCGCTCTCGACGGTCTGCGGTCCAGTCCGCCCAGGCTGCCCGAAGCGGTGCGTGATCGGCATGAGCAAGCGGCCAGTCAAAGGAATCGAAGTTGAGGTCAACAATCGCCTTTTGTCTTTTTGTTTTATGGTTCTTAATGGTTCTTAACGGTTCGGGGGGTGCCTGCACCCTGGGTGGGGGGGTGCCTGCACCCTGGGTGGGGGGTGCCTGCACCCCGGGTGCCTGCACCCCGGGGGTGCCTGCACCCCGGGTGCCTGCACCCTTAGTCGGCTCGGTTGAACTAGGGGTGCCTGCACCCTTGGTGCAGAGCGTGATTGAATAGACATTAGGTCGTCCTTTTGCTCGCCTAACGACAAGCTCGCCAGACTCTTCAAGAGCGACGATGAGGCGACGAACACCGCGCGGCTCGACCTTTGCATGTTTAGAGAGCGTCTCTATCGACGGCCACGCCAGCCCTTCTTTGTTGATCTGCTCGGCTATTGCGATCATCACCAACCGAGCACCACCTCGGGCTTCCGAGTGGTGAAGAACGGATTGGACACTCTGCCAACTCACCTCGTTATTGTCCTCGTCCCAAAAAGCCAGACAGAGACCCCGGCGAGCAATGCTCGATCCGAGACGCCAGCCACGGGCCGGGGTCTATCTGCCTGGTTATTTGATAAACGATCATCGCGTACCTCGTGGCTGGCTTTCAAAGACTACACGATCCGAGCCTCGGTGTCAAACCCCGCCGCCCTCGGTGAAGGGCTGGAAAACGGGGTGACGGGCAACTGTAAAACCCGACGGTGAATGAGGCGGGCAGGACTCGAACCTGCAACCTTCCGGCTTCCATCGTGACATCTCCCCGGCGCGCGCCGGTTTGAGGCTAGCTGTCACACGATTTCCATCGGTGCTCATACCTGCGAGCTACCGCCTCGATTGTTAAACCCCGCCGCCACCCTTCGGCGGCAGCGGGGGATGGGTGAGAGAGATCAGGCTGGCGTGACAGTCCGCCTCGGGTTCGTTTCGATCGTGACCTTCACGGCAGGCCATGCTCGGACGATGCGGTAGGTGTTGCCCTCTTCGCCGCTGTCATTGATCCACCGTTGGGCTTCGGCGATGGAGATGAAGCCGTCCTCGGTGTCATACCAATGCGGCATTTCACCGTCCCCGTTGGCCTGCATCACCTGCACAATCGCCACCGCTTCGCTCTTGCGCGTGGCCCTGTTCTTTCCGTTCTTCTGCTCGGTCATGGTGTTCCTTTCATGCCATGAAACTCGGGTCTTCGTCGAACCGTGGTTTGTGTTGCTTCGGTGGTTTCGGTTCTGGGAGCGGCTCGCCGAGGATGTCCTCGATTTTTGAGACCACCGCTCTAAAGCGGTCGTGGAACGCCTCAAGTGCCGAACGCACCTTCTCCGTATAACTGTTGGGTGTGACGCGGAC